GTCCGCGCCATAGAGATAGAGGACATCAACAAGTTCCTCAACTTTATAGACGAGGGGCCAGGGCTACCCGACGAGGAGCTAGACATACCTGACCCCAGGCAGATGGCACTAGACATATGATGTTAAGCCTGACACTGTACTCACCTCTTGAGCACATGACAGAAGAGGACATCAAGAAGTGGTACCACGCCAGACCTGATATGTCTTTCACTTGGTCTTGCCTGTCACCGTGGGCCAAGGGTAAATGGACAGGATTATTCTGGAAAGAGAAAGGGATTGACTAATGTTTAAGAAAAGCCTATCACTGTCAGACGTTTTTAGAATGACAGACCTGATGAAAGATGTAAGTATTAACAAGTATTCGCAAGAAGAGTTTAGACAAATACTTAACGACATCATGTATACATGCATCACAGATTATGACTCAACGGAGGTACAAAATGAACATCTTTTTTCTCCATCCTGATCCAGCAATAGCAGCGGAGATGCACTGCGACAAGCACTGCGTCAAGATGATCCTGGAGACAGCGCAGATGCTATGCACTGCTCACCGTGTGCTAGACGGTGACAAGTGTGCTGACCAGAAGGGTATGTACAAGACTGCTCACCTGAATCACCCCTCTACCAAGTGGGTCAGGGGGTCACGCCTACAGTACGAGTGGACCTATGACCTGTTCAAGTTTCTCTGCGATGAGTACACCAGTAGGTATGACAAGGTACACCTGACAGATAAAAAGTTCAGAAAAATACTAAGCACACCTCCTTTCTTCATCAGTGTACCGCCTTGTTCCACTGACATGGTAGACCCACCACAGTGTATGCCTGACCAGTACAAGGTACCAGATGATGCTGTCAAGGCCTATCGGGACTACTACATAGGGGAGAAGGCAGGCTTTGCTAAGTGGGCTTACTGTTCTACACCTACCTGGTTCACCACGGGTACAACTGCACAGGTGCGACAATATACGGGGTTGACAAGGGGTAATTTTGATGATAGTAGCTATGCTACAGGGAGGATATAGAGAAGATGAGTATGCATGATAAAGATTATAATCCTTCTGAACATCCAATAAAAGAATTATTCTATTGGGCTATATCTCCAATAGGATGGGTTGTCTTTGTTTTCCTTTTACTCTTGATCTAGAGGACTTAGTATGTTAGAAGATACTGAACAAGAAGAAGCACTGGCAACGCACCTGCACTGTCCTTGCGGTAATAGTTCAGACGCCTTTGCGCTATACCCTGACGGTCACGGCTACTGCTTCTCGCACGCTTGTAAGAATGAAAAGAAAAGATTTAGCAATAGTGAACTTACAAAGGAGTTACAAGAGATGCTAGAGCAGTACGGTGTAGGTGTCATTGATAAAGAAGAAGAGGATACATCAGAAGAAAGTACAGAGGAGTTCTCTTCTTCTGTCTCTCTTAACAAAGGCACCTTCTCAGAGATTAGTAAAAGAAAAATAACAAGGGACACCTGCAAGTTATTCAATGTCACGCTGAACATACAGGACGGAGTAGAACTTAGCCACTACTACCCCTACTACAACGCAGAGGGACAGCACGTTGCCAACAAGGTCAGGGGTAGGGCCAAGTCCTTCAAGTGGGAGGGTAGTTCCAAAGGTACCGTTCTCTTTGGTCAACAGGCTTTCGGTTCCTCCAGTGCCAGGGCCGTGACGTTGGTGGAGGGTGAGCTAGATGCCCTCTCCACGTACCAGCTACTGGGCTCTCGCTACCCCGTGGTCTCCATCAAGGGCGGGGCAGGGAATGCACTGAAGGATTGCAAGAACAACTACAACTTTCTCAACTCCTTCAAAGAGATCGTCATCTGCTTTGACCGTGACGAGAGCGGGATCCTGGCAGCTAACCAAGTATCCAAGCTGTTCCCTAACAAGAGCAAGGTGGTCACGCTAGACGAGGGCAAGGACCCCTCCGACTACCTGATGGAGAATCGTTCTGCTGACTTCACCCGTAGGTGGTACGCAGCGGAGCGCTATACCCCTGCCAACATTGTCAGGGGCGAGGACCTACTGGAACGCTTGCTTAAACAACCCACCCCTGACAGCCTGACTCTCCCCTGGGACGGCCTTCAAGACCTGACCTATGGCATCCGCAAAGGAGAGATGTGGACACTGACCAGTGGCTCTGGCATGGGCAAGACGCAGGTACTCAGAGAGCTTGCCTTCCACATACAACAGCACACCGAGGATAACATTGGGCTCCTCTTCCTGGAGGAACCACTGGAGGACGCTGCCAGGGGGATGATGAGCCTCTCCGCTGGTAAGCCACTGCACCTGCCCACCACTGACTATACGCAGGATGAGTGGGACAACTCCTTCGAGGAGACGCTAGGCACAGGGAGGTACGTGTTCTTTGATTCCTTTGGATCGAACAACATTGACACCATCATAGACACCATCAAGTATATGTGCCACGCCTGCGGCTGTAAGTATATCTTCCTAGATCACATCTCCATTCTTGTCAGTGACCAGAGCGCAGGCGATGAGCGTAAGGCACTGGACGAGATCGCCACCAAGCTCAAGACCCTGACCATTGAGCTAGACATATGGCTAGGAATGGTCAGCCACTCCAAGCGCCCCAGCGGTAAGCCACACGAGGAGGGGGGTCATACCAGTTTGTCAGAGCTCAGAGGGACAGCCGCAATCGGCCAACTTTCCAATATGGTACTAGGCTTGGAGAGGAATGGGCAAGACTCTGACCTGTACCTGCGTAACGTCACGCTGATACGTGTGCTGAAGAACCGTTTCTCTGGGCTCACTGGACCTGCTTGCCACCTGCACTATGAACGTGACACAGGGCGCTTGACACAGATAGATGATCCTGATACAGATACGGATACAGAGACAGGCTCAGAGGACTTTGAAGAGGTACTATGATGCTTGACTTTCCCATATTAGTTTTAGGCCTGTACATATTCATTATTGTGGGCATCCTGGTGCTGATATCTTACCTGGAAAAAAGGGAACGGTGACGAATGAAACGCCTATTCCTAGACATAGAGACAGACGGGTTTAACCCCACACGTATCTGGTGCGTGGGAACAGTGATGGTGGAGGATAACAAGGATGGCACCACAACAGAGACTGCTAGACTTTTTACAGAGGGAGAAAGAAATCTCTTTACAACTGTTGCGTCACAGGCGGATAAAGTTATTGGGCATAACGCTATTCACTTTGACTTTCGGGTACTTGATCTTCTTTGGGGTATACGTTTTGAACCAGAGCAGGTGCTCGATACACTGGTCCTCTCCCAACTTGCCAACCCAGTCAGAGAAGGTGGCCATTCCCTTGAAGCATGGGGAAGGAAGCTCTCTTTCCCAAAGGTAGAGTTTGATCCTGCCCTCTTCTGCCAAGGGTACACAGAGGAGATGGGGCAGTACTGTATGCAAGATATCAAGCTGACCTGTAAGGTATACAAGGTACTGAAGGATGAGCTACACAAGTTCAGCGGAGATTCCATAAAGTTGGAGCACCGTATCCGTATGATACTAAGTGAACAGGAACTCAACGGCTTTGCCCTTGACCAGGAGAACGCTTGCATACTGGTGGCAGAACTGAACGATGAACTGGTACAGATAAAGGAAGATATGCAGAAGGTGTTCCCTCCTACCAAGGTACAGATGAAGACCAAGGTGAAGTACATTCCCTTCAACCCAGGGTCACGTAAGCAGGTGGGAGAGAGACTGATGGAGAAGGGGTGGGTACCAGTGAAGAAGACTGACCTGGGTACCCCTGTGCTAGACGAGGGCGTTCTCTCTGGCATTGACATGGAAGAGGCACAGATAGTTGGAAGGTATATGATGCTCCAGAAGAGGATCGCACAGATCAACTCTTGGATAGACGCCGTTCACCCTGAGACAGGGAGGGTACACGGGAAAGTAATGACCCTTAGAACTATCACAGGGCGCATGGCGCACGCATCTCCTAACATGGCCCAGGTTCCCTCTGTACACTCTCCCTACGGGGAGGAGTGCAGGAGCCTATGGGTACCCTCCAACGCAAGGAAGCAGAACCTTGTGGGAATAGACGCATCCTCCATTGAACTCAGGATGCTGTGTCACTACATGAACGATCCAGAGTACACAGAGATCGTGGTCTCCGGTGACATACACACAGCTAACCAAGAGAGAGCAGGTCTAAGCTCGCGCTCCCAAGCAAAAACATTTATCTATGCATTTCTCTACGGGGCCGGTGCTGCCAAGATAGGGAGCATAGTGGAGGGTAGTGCCAAGGACGGACAGGCACTTATAGATAACTTTCTAGAGGCTACCCCCTCCCTGCACAAGGCACGGCACAGGGTGACCCTGACCGCTGAGAAGGACGGTATCATCAAAGGACTAGACGGGAGGATGCTCTGGATAAGATCACCTCACGCTGCTCTGAACACGCAGCTACAAGGGGCAGCAGCAGTGGTGATGAAGCGAGCACTGCTTATCTTTCACAAGGAGTTAGCGGCTTCGCCTTGTGCAGGGAAGGCAAAGTTTGTTGCAAATGTTCACGATGAGTGGCAGTTAGAGGTTGACAAGTCCCTGTCAGATATGGTAGGTACTATGGGAATAGATAGTATCAAGCAAGCAGGAGAATACTACAACTTGAGATGCCCACTGGGAGGCGAGTACAACGTGGGTTCCAACTGGGCAGAGACACACTAAGAACTAAGCAAAGCGTAGGAGGTAGCTTTATGATAACACTGATGGTAGTGATGAGTATATTTGGACTGAATAACCAAGAGTATCTTGATAAGGTAGAGGAACAGGTGAACAAGGGATACACCTGGGAGTACCAGGGGTACACTCCTTGGAGCCAGGAGAAGTCTCTCTCTATCCTGATTGAACCACAGTCGGAACCCTTTACAGATGACTTTCCTCCTTACATTTTATTTAAACTTACCAAACCAGAGGAGGACAAGTAGGTGGAGGATCGTGAGAAGATAAAGATACTGGAGCACAACGTATCTGATCTGCAAAAGCAATTGTATAAATCTTACAATAATATTGCAGAACTGACAAAGCAGAACCGTTCCCTTACGCAGCAGAGAAATGAACTTATGCACCACCAGTTAGCAGAGAGTGAGGTCTTACTAAAAGATGATAATAATAAAGATGGGTTGACAACCTATGTAGAAGATGCTATGAACCTTAACATAGAAGCATTCCAGAATATTCTGGATAAACTTAAAGGAGTCTAAAGACCATGCCAATTGTACAAGGTACAGCTTACTGGGCAAAACTTGATCCCACCTCGCCAGCGCAGAAGTATCAGACTACTTCTAAGGAAGACACTGAATGGTGCCTTGACCTGGGGCTGGACAAGAAGGCAGTCAAGTTGATAGAGGACATGAACCCCTCTGCCTCTGTCAAGGACGGTAAGAAAAAGAACCACGCCAGTGGTGGACCCTTCTTCAAGTTCAAGAAGAACGCTTTCACTCGCGAAGGTAAGCAGCTTCCCGCACCCCGTGTTGTGGACGCTCACAAGAATGACATCTCTGGCACTGCCATTGGTAACGGGAGCAAGGTCAATGTTCTCTTCCGCTCCAAGGAGATGGAACAGGGGCAGTGGGAAGGTAAGAGCGTCTTCTACCTAGATGCTATCCAGGTTCTTGAACTGGTTCCCTACGAAGGCGGTGACTCAGAAGACTTCTCCACGGTAGACGAAGGCTACACGGGAGATGAAGATTTCTCTGCGGAGACTACTGAAGATAAAGGTCTCTAGGAGATGACAGACAGCAAGATTAGTTCTCTTCTGGTGGACATCAACAATCGTTTAGAAGAGGGTAAGGGACCAGACAAGGCTAATCTTGCTGTCTTTCTGGAAGAAATAAAGGAGGTGATGGAAAACTTTTTTGAAGAAGATGTTAACCGTGACAACAAAGGTAAGCTAAGACTATCAGCTGTTGGAAAGGAGGACAGGAAGCTCTGGTACGACTACCACGGGTACGATAAGGAACCTCTGGGCACAGATACAAGGATCAAGTTCTGCTTTGGTAATCTGCTAGAGGCTTTCGTTCTCCTCCTTGTCAAAGAGGCAGGGCACAAGGTGACAGAGTGTCAGAAAGAAGTGACAGTGGGGCAGGTCAAGGGTCACATAGACTGTCTGATAGACGGGGAGCTAGTAGATGTTAAGTCTGCCTCACCGTATGGGTTTAAAAAGTTTAAGGACGGGAGCATTCTCAAGGGTGACGATCCCTTTGGTTATATGTACCAGCTAAGTTCCTACGGGAAAGCATTGAAGAAAAAGATAGGGTACTTCCTCTCCATTGACAAGAGCGGGGGTGGCCTCAACCTACTAGAGGTACCACTGGACAGGGTGGATCCGGTGCAGAGAATAGGGTACCTGAAGGAGATCATGCCCCATGAACTACCACCTTCCAGGTGCTACGAAGAGGTAAGAGAGTCATCAGGTAACAGGAAGATAGGCTTCAACTGTAAGTACTGCGACTTCAAGGCAGAGTGTTGGAAGGATTCTAATAATGGTCAAGGTCTCAGGAAGTATAACTATGCCAGAGGACCTGAGTACTTCACGCATGTACAGAGGGAACCCAGAGTAGAGGAGGATTTCTTTTGAGCGCCGCACCTAGGCCTGACCAGTCTATCATCAGGTCCTACCAAGAGTGTAAGTTCTGTTCTTCTCACAACGGTTTTGTCTTCTATGATAGCCATGGTTACTGTTACACTTGTAATGAGATTTGGTTTGGAGAAGACTACGACCAAGCACTGGAGGACATGAACGAAATGCACTGGACTTTTAGAGATGACAAGACACGGGTCTCTGACCCAGAGGAATACTTTGGTTTTGTTTACCTGATCACCAACAAGAAGAACCAGAGGAAGTACGTGGGGTGTAAGCAGTACTGGCAGATGCGTCATAGGAAAAGGTATAAGCCTTCCAACTGGAAAGTATACACCTCTTCTTCCAAGGAACTGTGCGCTGACATAGAGAAGATCGGGAAGAGAAACTTTAAGTTTGAGATCATACAAGAGTACACGACCAAGCGAGGCCTGCACTACTACGAGCAGTACTATCAGATGAAGCACCATGTGCTCACCGCTGTGCTAGAGGGAACAGACCAGAAGGAATACTATAACAAGAACGTGGGAGGAGTCAGGTTCTATGTTCCTTTGGAAGTATATGAAGACCCTGAGTACAGAAAGAAAAAGAGTGCAGCTACTAAAGCTCAGTGGGCTGATCCTGAGCGCAGAAAGAAAATGAGTGCACTTGCTAAAGCTAAGTGGGATGATCCTAAGTGGAGAAAGAAAAGGAGTGCATCTGTTAAAGCTCAGAGGGCTAATCCTAATTCTGCTTACAATACTCCTGAGTACAGAAAGAAAATTAGTGTAGCCAATTCTAAAGGTCCCTACAGAATTACCTTTGACACTGGTAGAGAAATTACCATTGACAATCTTACTAGGTGGGCAAAGAGTAACGGGTATAGTCAAGGTTCTCTCTCAGTATTGTTAGGCGGAAAGCCTGTGTTTGATAAAAG